CCTCTTTCAAGTCCTACCGTACAAACCGATTCAAGGCATTACTCAAGGTTCGTCCGTATGTTTCAAGGATTGTGGGACTTACGGGAACACCGTCAAGTAACGGACTTATGGATTTGTGGGCGCAGTTCCGTGTACTTGATATGGGAGAGAGGCTCGGAAGGTACATAACACGATATCGTGAAGGCTATTTTACTCCCGATAAACGCAATGCCCAGGTGGTATTTTCGTACAAGCCTTTGCCGGGTGCGGAAGAACGCATATATGACAAAATCGGTGATATTACCATTTCAATGAAAGCCAAGGACTACCTTAAAATGCCTGACCTTATCACAAGTGAGGTGTATGTGGATATGCCCGTAGACGGTAGGCTGAAATATGAGAACCTTCTTTCGGATATGGTGGTGGATATCAAAGATGAGGAGATAGATGCCTCCAACGCAGCCGTGCTTTCCAACAAACTCTTGCAAATGGCCAACGGTGCTATTTATACCGATGCCAAAAAGCCTATAAAAATTCACGATGCCAAGCTTGATGCCCTTGAGGACTTGATAGAAAGTGCAAATGGCAAGCCTGTTTTGGTGGCATATTGGTTCAAGCACGATTTAGTGCGTATAAAGGCAAGATTTCCCGATGCGAGAGAAATCAAAACAACCGAAGATATCCGTGATTGGAATAACGGGGACATCTTGGTAGGACTTATACACCCTGCATCGGCGGGACACGGTCTTAATTTGCAAGAGGGCGGTTCTGCGATTATATGGTTTGGACTCACTTGGAGCTTGGAACTTTATCAGCAAACAAATGCAAGGCTTTATAGACAAGGTCAGAAAAACACGGTGGTAATACAGCATATTATCACGAAAGACACCATTGACGAACGGGTGCTTACGGCAATAGCCAAAAAGGAAAAAACGCAAAATGCCTTAATTGATGCGGTAAAGGCGGTGCTGGGAGGTGCGAGGATATGATTATGACGGAAAATGGCATTGAGAACCTTGCCCACGCCATTATTTTGCAGGCGGTTAAGGACTATAGAAAAGCACTTAAAATCTTGAAACGCAACCCTAGGCATAAGGAGTCCAAGGAAATGGTAGCGGATTGCGAGGGGTTCTTCCTGTCAAAGTGGTTTACCACTCTTACAAATATAGACGGAAAGGTGCTGATGGAAAAACTAAAAAAGGAGGTGTGAGTATGACGGCGCACGAATATTTAAGTCAATATAAAACCTGCGTGAGGCAGATCAGGTTCAACCTTATGCAAATTGAGAACCTGAAGGCTATGACCTATAGCATATCTTCGCCTTCGTGGGGTGAGCGTGTTAGCGGTACTCGCAGCACCGACCCACCTTTTGTAAAAGCACTTGAGCGTTATTGGGAGCAAGAAGAAAAACTGCTAGCCGAGAACGTGGCGCTTGAGAAAAAGAAGGAAGAAATCGTAGCCACTATAAATGCCTTGGAAAACGAGGACGAAAGGTATATTCTTTTACACCGTTACATCAACCATATGACCTGGGAGGACATAGCACTTGAGCTTTGCCTTTCCTTAAGCAGCGTGCGCAGGTGGTATAAAAACGCACTTAAAAAAATCGTTGTGCCTTGCTAAAATTTTGTGTTTTTTATAAAAAATGACACGAAAGAACAGCTCTGAACAGAGATGACCAGGTGCATAATATGGTATGATATAATTGCGAAAAGAATAAACGCAACCAACAAGGCTTTGAGGAAATTTCCCAAGGCCTTTTGTTATGCAAAGGAGGGTGTAATGCCAAGGAAACCTAAAAAGCCGTGTGCCTTTCCGGGATGCCCCTGTCTTACAGACAGTAGGTACTGCGAGGAACACACAAAGGTTATGAACGATAGGTACAACAAGTACGAAAGACCGTATGACTCTTCCGAGCGTTACGGTAATGCTTGGCGGCACATTCGTAACCGATATATAAAAGCAAACCCTTTGTGTGAAAAGTGCTTGGAAGACGGCAAGCTAACTCCCGCCGCAGAAGTGCATCACATTCTTCCCTTGAGCAAGGGCGGAACACACAAAGAGGATAACTTGATGTCGCTTTGCAAATCTTGTCACTCAAGAATTTCTGCTGAATCAGGAGATAGATGGAAGAAAAAATAAAATAACCGCGGGGGTGGTAAAATCTCCGGGACCTAAATCTTAATCAGCGGGCGTGGGCTGTCGTGCGTAAAAAAGCGGAAATCAAAAGGGTAATTAAAGGACGGTGAAAAAAATGCCAACAAAATCAAACAACGTAGGCGGCAGAGGTGGCGCACGAGCAGGTGCAGGTCGCAAGAAAAAAGCCGTCATTGATAAAATTACAGAAAAAAGCAATCAACCCATAGAGGTTTTGGACATACCCGAGGTTGATGGTGTTGAAATGCCCAAGCCAAAAGATATACTTTCCGCCACACAAAGGGACGGTAAAAGCTTTATGGCAAAGGAAATCTATGAGGAAACCTGGGAATGGCTCAAAAAAATAGGCTGCCATACCGTTGTTTCCCCACAGGTTATAGAAAGATATGCAATGTGTGCAGCGCGGTGGATTCAATGCGAGCAGATGACCAACGAGCTTGGTTTCCTCTCAAAGCATCCTACCACGGGAAAACCCATCCCTTCACCGTTCATCAATATAGGCATTAACTATATGAACCAAGCGGTGAGGAGCTGGAATGAAATTTACCAAATCGTAAAAGAAAACTGCACCGTTGATTATAGCGGTAAAAATCCGCAGGACGATTTAATGGAAAAACTACTCGCATCCAGGCGAGGAATATAAAATGGAGGACGATTATGTTTGAAAAAGTAAATCCCTGTCACCCCGACAAGGTGGCAGACCGTATTGCAGGTGCTATCGTTGACCTTGCGTACAAATCAGAAGAAAACCCTAAAATTGCAGTAGAGGTTCTCATAGGTCACGGCACTTGCCACGTTATTATTGAAACCACGGCTACACTTTCAAGAGAGGAAATTGCCAAGGCAGTAAACCGTATTGCAGGTGATGTGCTTGTAAATATCAACATTGCCGCACAGGATAAACACCTCTCCAAGAACCAAGAAAAAGGTGTGCGTTGTGGTGATAACGGCATCTTCAAGGGTGTGCCTTTGACCGATGAGCAGAAAAAGCTCTCTAAAATCGCAAGGGACATTTACGCAAAGCATCCCTTTGACGGCAAATACATTTTGAATGCTGATAGGCTTATTATTTGCCAGAGCAATGCAGCAACGGAGGTTCTTGCCAAGGACTATCCTACGGCGGAAATCAACCCACTTGGTGATTGGACGGGTGGCACGGATGTGGACACGGGTGCTACCAATAGAAAGCTCGGCTCGGATATGGCAGATAGTGTTACGGGCGGTGGACTCCACGGCAAAGACCTCTCCAAAGCCGATGTCAGCGTTAACATCTATGCTTTCTTGAAGGCACAGGCAACGGGCAAGGTAGTGGAGCTTTGTTGTGCTATCGGTGACGATACCATTGACGGCTTACCTTATGCAACCGTTGTAAGCGCAGCTCGTGAATTTATCCATAACCTTGGTGGCTTTGAGAAATTTGCGGAGTGGGGTTTGGTGTAAGCCAAGCCTAAGAGGTGATGCCTATGAAAGAACTAAGAATAGATGTAGGCGTGTATACGCTCCTGCATATCAATTTGACGGATGTTGACTTTACGGGTATCAAGGAAATCGTGTTTACGGTGAAAAATATATCTCTCGCAGATGCTCCCGCTATTATAGAACGCTCTTTTACGGAGCCGGGGTTCTATGAGGTTTTGATTTCACCCAAGGAAAGCGTAAAACTTACGGACGGCGCATTATATGATTTCAATCAAATTTTAGAGGATGGAACGAGATTGAAAATCACGGAAAACGGCAGGATTAAATTAAGAAAAAGCGTAGGTGATAGTTTTGGCTAAGCAAGTAGCACAGCGTGTGGATATACCACCTCCTAAGAAAATCGATGTGGAGTGCGCCACACCTTGTCCTGATATCACAATCAGCCACTCTTACAACCTTGCCAAAATGCGTGAGTTCGATGTCGAGCTTGACACGAAGGTCCCTAAAGTACTATCCATCCTTCCACAAATACAAACCGAAACACTCTCAAGTGCAAAAGCACGTGAAGGCGGCAGAATCTATGTCGAGGTCAGCGGCGAGCCTTCATACATCAACCTTGAGCAGTTAAAAAATATGACCACCAAAACGGTGTTCGTGGATGACCTTGACGATACAAAAATACAAAAATTAAGCAACGAGGATATCGTTATGCTGAAAAGGAGTAAAAAATAATGGCACAGAAAAGAACACAATATGTAAAAACCGCAGACGGTCTTGAAAAACAACTCATTGCCTCGGCTGCGGATATCGTTGAAATAGATGCAATTGACGGTCTGTCGGCAAAGAACGTACAGGACGCACTTGTAGAAATTAAAGACATCGCAGACAACGGTGGTGTTACCGGGGTTAAGGGTAACTCTGAAACCACCTATCGCAAGGGTGATGTTAATATCACTCCCGCAAACATCGGTCTTGGCAACCTTACCAACGATGCCCAGGTCAAAAGAAGTGAGATGGGTGTGGCTGGCGGTGTTGCTACGCTTGGTACTGACGGCAAGGTTCCCACCGCACAGCTTCCTTCCTATGTAGACGATGTACTTGAATTTGAAAACAACGGCAAGTTCCCCGCAACGGGTGAAACGGGCAAAATCTATGTAGCCAAGGATACCAATCTTACCTATCGTTGGAGTGGTTCAAGCTATGTAGAAATTTCAGAGTCCCTTGCCCTTGGTGAAACATCTTCTACGGCATACGCAGGTGATAAAGGTAAGGCACTTGCAGACAGGCTGACAACGGCAGAAGGCAATATCACTTCCAACGATGGTGATATTACAGCTCTTCAAACCAGGGCAACCAACCTTGAAAACGGTACAACTCCTGCGGGCAAAGCCACAAAGCTTGCTACGGCTCGTAAGATTTCCGTAACAGGCGATGCATCGGGTAATACTACCTTTGATGGCTCGGCAGATAAGAGCATTACATTGACCCTTGCAAACACAGGCGTTACGGCAGGTACATATTCCGCCGTGGCAGTAGATGCCAAAGGTCGAGTAACGGCAGGTAATCAAATCGTGGAATGGGGTACGAGTGGACAGACCACTCCAAGTGCTAATCTTGCAGTAGGTGGCTTGTTCTTTGAGCTTGTAGGATAAGGAGGCAGCTATGTCTATTTATCAGCCTAAACGCAAGACCGACTCCGGGGTTGAGGAGGTAACCTTCCCAATCAGCTCCGTGGATGGCTTGAGTGAAAAGATTGAGGGCAAGACCCTTGAAATGCCACGAATAAGGGTCGGCAGTGTTACCGACATCAACGGCACGATGCTTATCGGTGGAGATAACCCTTTAATCTTCACCGTGGAGATAATTGATGGTCTGTTGCAAGTTGGTGATGAGGTTCAAATTTGCACAAGGCAGTTATTTACCTATGATGAGGGCAGACGCCGCAAAATTCGTCTTCGCAAGCAGTGGTATACAACAATAACCGAGCAAAATGTAAACGAAAGGTTTATTTTTATATCCGCGGGTCTATCTACAGATGCCAATGCCAGAAGACTTTTTAGAACGGATAGTGCCTCACTAAGTACAAAAACGCTCTCGGCATTATATGTTCGTGTACGCAGACCCGTTTTTGATAGTGGTGGCACAGAAGTTGACGGCAAGTTTTCCAACATCGTAACGGTGTGGAAAAGATACAACCGTAGCACAGGAAAAATTTACATCAAATAATCTTTCAGAGGGGAGCAGGTGCAAGCTCTGTCGGCGCGTCTGGCAGAGTAGGCGTTAGCTCTCCGTTCCGACGGGGAGGAGGTTCTAGCGTCCCCTTTGAATTTTTATTTATAAAGGAGTCATATGAAAACAACAACGCAAATGACACTTGTTGAAATAAACAAGCTAATTCCATATATCAACAATGCCCGAACCCACTCGGTGGAGCAGATAAACAAACTGCGTTCAAGCCTTCGTGAGTTCGGGTTTATTAATCCCGTAATTATCGATAAGGACTACGGCATTATTGCAGGTCACGGACGAGTCCTTGCCGCAAAAGAGG